ACATTTCGTATTACAATAAACCGATCAGCAGCAAATGTACCTGCCAAATTAATTTGTAGTTCTTCCCCATCCACCCAATTTAAATCACCATTCTTTTTTGTATGGTTCATTAATTCTTGGATTTCGTCAATCATTTCTTGTGTGAGTTTCATACGTATCTTGAATCAAAGTTTACCTTTTCTTTAAATTGTAATGCTGATTTGCGTGGTTTGTGTGATTTCATACCATCGTGATTTCCATCACTCGGTAGTTTTCCTGTTGCCAGATATTCAACAACATCTATACATCCTAAAAGATAAGCTTTTGTTTCTGTATTCTCTGGACTTACCTCTTTCAATCTTTTGGTAAATCTCTCCTTAAGTTGCTGTAAATTTTCTGTAGGTTTCTTATGTAAATCAGAATTGTAATCGTTGCCATCAACGGTCTCTCTAACTTCGGTTGGTTTCATTGCATCGGATGGAATAAAAGGTCGGGGAAATAATAATTAAACATAATTAAAATTACTGATGTAATTGTTAACCAAATTGTTGCTACAACTGGTGCTGATCGAAACCATTTGGTATAAAATATTTTAAATATTGATTTCATTATTTTTTTGCTCTACTAATTGTTCGATTTCAGTTACAACTTTTTCCATTACTTCTCTTACATTAGTTCCAGACCCAGAGGATTGATAATAATCTTCACCTTTTGGTGCATAATGTCTGGTATGAAATGTCCAGTGCCACTGTTTGACTCCTGCTGAATACCAAAATTGTAATCTCATCAGTTTTCTCCAAACACCATATCTTCAATAGTTGATTCTTGAATATCTAAATGTTGACAAATAAGTTTATCAATAGCATCATATGTATCTTTTAAATCAATGTAAGAACGACTTTTGATTGCAATTGCATCAATATCATCAGTTGAAACAAATGTTCCCATGATTAATTTTTCAGCAAAATTACGATAGGAAGACATTTTTTTAATTCGTTCTTCTACTATTTTATTTAAGTTGATAGTTACTTTAATATCTGTATCCATTTACTTTTTAAATACTCCTAATTTTGATAGTAAGTAAATTGACAACACTGTCCAAAATATTACCTCCAATCCTATATTATTCATGTTCATACCTCGTCAAATCTAATTTTATAAAAGGTAAATCCTCTCCTGTTAAAGATGTTGGATTACCTATTTTTTTTAAGATATTAGCAGGGATCTGTTTTTGAGTAATATCATAGGGTATGGGTGCATTTGCTACACATACCCTTACACATTCCCATTCTTCATCTGTAAGTGTATACATTAACCAAATGTTGAATCAGGTTCTAATGCTATGTAGTATTTTAAATTAAAGTTTGTGTTTGTAAATTTAGATAAAAGTTTTGATGATACAACCACATCATATGCACCAGGTATAATTTTAATATTCTCAACTTTAAAATTAAAAATAAATTCTTTATCAGTTTCACCAACCACTACAGCAAATTCATTTGAAGTATCATTCTTCTTATCACGAACAACTAGTTTAACAACACCAGCTTCACCAACTGCTGATAAATCTGGTAATTGATATACTGCTGCTGCCTTAAGAAGTTTATCTAATGCTGTGCTATCCAATTGGAAACATACATCTTCAGATGGAAGTGTAATTTCTTTCTCAGGTGGAGAAACAATAACTTGTGGGTCTGCAAAAAAGTATTTTACTCTTCTCTTCCCCTCACGAATAGTTAGATATGATTCTTCAGTAAAATCTAAATCTGGATCTTGATGTAAACTTAATCCATTTAAAAATTGATTTAAATCATAGATACCAAATTGTCTTGGAAAATCTTCATCTATTTCTGCTTCAGCAAGAATATTTTTTGCTACAGAAATTGTACGAAGTTGGTTTCCTTCTTTTACAAGAATGGAATTATTGATACCCGCAAAATTTTTAAGGATACCTACTGTGTTATCACATAAATTCATAGTCATTTGTTTTGATCGTAATTTCATTAAGGCATTTGTTCGAAGTCATCGGAAGGCATTGATGGTTCACCATAATGTCCATCAAAGTGTGCTAATAGCATAGCATAATGTATGACTTTCATCAAGTCTTTTTTATTTTTTCCATCTTTACTTCCATACCTACTACCATATTTTAAGATATTTGCCTGGCAAAAATGAGATGCTAAATCTCTTGCTGCCATTAAATCGATAGTTTGAACTTTACGAAACTCATGTTTAGATCCTGTATAATGTCCATTATATGTGCTTGATACATATTCTTCAATATCTTTTAAAATTTCACTTTCATGATATTTGTAACGGTGATCTGTCATTTCCATTTGTTTTTTTACTTTCCTATTAAAATTTTTATCAAAAACAGCATATGGTTCCGAACCACCATATAGTGTTACTGTTCCATTACCAAAATGATGCCAATATTGATCATCTATATCTGACATGTAATCAGATTCATAATCAAGACCGTCATCATCATTTAAACCATAATAATCATTATATGATTTTTCAACAAAATCTGCTTTTGCTCGATCTACAGGATCAGTAAAAGGATTTTCTGCGTCAGGATCATTTCGTTTGTATTCATAGTAAGCATCTGAATGTGGTATATCATATTCATCACTTTCTAGTGGAGAAATTTTTTCTTCATTCCACCTTCCTTTTGTTTTGTCCATAATTGGATAATCCTTATCAAAAGTTTTATTTAAAATCGAAGCAACTAAACTCCATGCATTAACCATAAGTAAATAAGAAATCATTCACAAGACTTTCTGCTCTTTCCTTTCCAAACTTTCCTGCCAGATAACCAGATACAGGATCAAGTTTAGTCATATAAGCATCAAAATCTTTGTAGAAACTGGTATCAGTTCCTTTCGGTTTTTCTAATTCTAACATATCACGATACTTTGTCAAGTAAGTTGTGAACATTTCAAGGTGTTCGTCAACTTCAGACATCTTACAATATTGTATATAAATGTTTTCGGAAAAGTGATTACCTGGTTCAAAAAAACGATAATCTCCCCTACCCTTTGGAAGATCTTCCACGGAGAATAGATAGTTTTCTACGGGATGTTGAAAATCAAAAACTATGATTACCCGATTTTCATTAAATCCCATAAGATCCATACCAAAACAGGGAAGATTATTGCCTGTCTTAGGATAGATGATGTTGTTGTAAATGCAAGATTTTTCATTGAAGATCTCCACTTCTCTACTCTTTATTATATATGGAGTGGTGTATGTTTTGGCAGTCAACCAAGTATTTTTTCTTTCCCACTCTGCCCAAACACTATCCACTCCGTCATGGAGTGGTAATGTTTTGTGTAGGACATTTTTATAGTTTTTCCACAGATTCATTGTTTTCAAAATTTACATCAGCGTCTACTTTGTCATAGAGTTCCATGAATGATTGCTTGGTATCATCATCAAAACGATTTGTACAAACTTGGATTGCCTTTGCCTTGTCTTTAAAGATAGAGAATGCACGAATGATGTGTACAAGACGACGAGTAGAGATAATCTCTTCAATACCACCATCATAAAATGTTTTACGAATAATGTCTGCCCAGTCAACAAGTTTTTTAATAAACTGACCATCATGAACACCCACACTTGCAGAGTGAAGACGAAGTAACTTTTCTTCAATCTTAACTGATGGATATGACTGTTCGAAGGTTACAGGAAATCTTTCTAGGAATGCTTCATTAAGAACATTAGTTCCAATAAAACGACCATCATCAGATCCCTTACCTTTAGTGTTTGCAGTGGCAATCACATTGAATCCTGCAGCAGGTTGAACCCATCTTCCTATTTTCTTTAAGAAGATACCCTTACCTTCAAGAATTGATTGTAAGCACAGGATCTTGTTTGATGCTAAATCAATTTCATCTAGAAGGAGTATAGCTCCCCTCTCCAAAGATTCGATGACTGGCCCATTGTGCCAAACAGTATTACCATCAACAAGACGAAACCCACCAATAAGATCGTCTTCATCTGTCTCTATTGTAATGTTGACTCTAATTAACTCTCTATTTAGTTGAGCACATGCTTGCTCAACGGAGAATGTTTTACCATTACCTGACAAACCTGTAATAAATGCAGGATAGAATTGTTGAGATTGAATAATTTTTTTAATATCTTTGAATCCACCAAAAGGAACAAATGTTTCATCTATCCTTGGCACTAGATTTTTTTCTTGAACTTGTGCTGATGGTGCATTAAATGTTTTTTCAATCTGATCAACTGTGTCTTGAGTCACCTCAAGATTCCACTTACCTTTAGATACTTTGTATTTCTGTAATTTTCTGGTCACTGTATTATAGTGGATATCATTCATAGAGCAGAATGCTTTAATATCTGCTGTGGTGAACTCAGTTCCATATAGAGATCTTAACTTGTCGGTGATTTGATCTTCGGTCATTTTAACAGTGAATGGGATGTAGGTCATGATGTAGTTGTTTGTTTGATATACTTATTATAATGTAAGTTACTATGCAAACAACATTTAGTGTGCCACTTATTTAATTGGTTAGATTCCTTGATCCTTATATCTCTCAAAAAAATCTTGTAGGGAAGATTGATTTTGCCCTACATTTTCTTTCGGATCTAATTTGTGATATCCCTTTTTCTTCTTCCATTGATTATACATTGCTTGGAGATGCCAAGATTGAGCAAGACTATGAGGTCCGTTCTCAAGTAACTCTAATTCTTTTTTGTTACTGGTATAACTCTTGTATTCATTTCTCCAATTGGAGTCATCATAAAGTTTTTCTGTCATCATCCGTATGTAAAAGTTTTGCCTTTAATTTGAGATTGACCTTCTGGGTTTTTACCCTGTGGTTTAAATCTTCCTACACCTACTCTTTTATCTTTTCCGAGACCACCTTTTCTAGTTGCTGATAGTGTACCACTTTTTTTAGTTTGTGTCAATACGGAATCCTGTCCATATTTTTTACCAAGTGATTTGACTGCCTTCTTAAATTTTCTCTTTCCCATCTTTCCAGATGTAACAACATGAGATCTCTCCTTAACTTTTGTGCTCTTACCAGTTTTTTCATCCTTCTCATCATAAGATCCAGTAACCTTTGTGGCACCTGGTAAACCTTTACCCTTAATATCTTTATCTAATTGCTTTGCCCTTGCCTGATTTTCTTTCCTAGATTTGTCACTCCTAGAACCTGATAGGATGGCCATACCACCCTTATCAGATTTGCTTTTAATTCTTGAGAGACTACTCTCCTGCATGAATTCTTTATAGGTCTTCATTTTTCCAGACACTTTTTTAATATTTAGGCAATTAAATCTACAAACTGACTTAAGATTTTTTTGTTCATCTTTTTGGCAGTCAAAGATTTAGTAAATGCTTTTTTGATCTGAGCTTTTGTAGCATCTTCATCGACCTCAAACTCTGTGTCATTTGACAAAGCAGAAGAGCATAATCCAAAGTAAATATGATATCCAGTTCCCTTAAGTGCAACTGTTTTTGTTTTTCTCCAGTATTCTTTATTTTTGTAATACTCTGGAGAATTCCAATCTTCCATATTATGACGGAGAAAGTTTCCAATCTCTCTTGATGGTAAGATACGAATACCAACAAAATTTACATCTGGTAAAGTGTCACATATATCACGAAGTAAGATTGGTGTAAAGTCAGAATAATGAGCACTTGACTTGTATGTTTTACCTGTCTTACGATTGCGTAGGAAACAATTTGATCCGACATTTCTTGTTCCAAGAAATGGTTCAGAATCCCAATCTCTATGAACCTCAATATGATAGTGTAAGGGATATGCTTCACCATCAGTAAGTATTACACAATTTACTTTCTCAACATTGTTCTCTTTACGGAACTGCGGAATAATTTTATGTAATGCTACGATTGATTCATTAAGTGGTGTTCCAGATAAACCCATACCAAGGGGAGCAACTTTTGCTGCTTCATAACTTGGAAATGAACTAGCAATTGCAAATATATTTTTAAGTTGATCATCCAATTTCTTACCACGAACTTTACTAGTGAATAAGTTCATCAAACTAAAGTTACGATCAACGGCAAATAATCCATCTTTTGGTTCATAAGATGTTTCCATTTCACCAGTTACTAGATTCTGATTAGGAAAACACTGTGTAAATGCATACACCTCAAATGGTATTTGTAACTTAGTACAGAACCAGACAAGATTGTAAAGTTGTTTGATGGTATCTAACATCTCACGAGACATTGAACCAGACCAGTCAAGAACAAATACTAATCCGTGGTTTTTACCATCGGGCAAGAGAGTGACTTTCTTAAATAGATCTTCATTGAACTTATAAGTGTGAAGATTCTTGGTGTCAAGGATACCAGTGCGACTAGTAGTAGCACGAGCATAAGCTCCTGCAGACTTGCGTCTTTCGAATTCTTTGACAAGATAGTTTACCTCCTTTTGTGCATTTCTTTTGAATTTAATATACTCTTCGTTTGATTGTGCAATAAATTTCTTTGAAGAATGCATTTGCATTCTTTTCCAATCTGATTGATCATATGGTAATTCTTCTACCTGTGTGCAGAAAGAATCGATTGATGTAAAATGCTCCTCAATTAGATTATGTATTCTTTCATTATCAACAATAATTTTGTTAATGTCAATATCAGGTAACTCAAGATAACGATTTTCGATACCATCCATTTTAGCAAGATTTTTGATTGCACTTTCAAGACTCTCTACAGTTTCTACCATAGGAATTTCTTCTGGAGAATTGCCACCCTGAGTTGTTCTTTGTTGTACATCACCAGATTTTTCTTCTGAGGTTTCTCCAGAATCTTCACCATCTACATCCAAGTCCTGCTCATCCTGAGAATCTCCCTTGACAGAGAAACCATCTTCACCATCTTCAGTATCACCCATATCCAATTCAAGATCATTGTTCATCTTCATCTCTTCCTTTTTCTTCTCAATCTCATCTAGACAATAGTCATGAATTAATTTTGATACTTCTAATACTTCTTTAAATGTCTCACAAGATGCAACACGATCTACAAGTGTCTGCTCAAAGTCAGTGAATGAGATTCTGTAGTGTGATCCAATCTTGAAGAATAGATTGATACGATCAGCAAGTGACATTCTGGATATATCTTTTTTCTTTACTTCAAAGAAATCCTCTTCACATAATGTATTGTATCCTTTGTAAAATGTCTTTGTGATTCCCTCATAACGACGCTTCATTAATTTCTCAATACGAGCATCCTCTACGATATTCACAATACTTGGATTGATTTTATAATCTTTATACCACTCTTCATTTGGAGTAAAGAGAGCGTGTCCAACCTCATGACTGACAAGCATATCGACAACATCTTCTGTAGTATTATCCCACATCGGCAAGGTCAATACTCTAGATTTTACATTAAATGATGCTGTCTCTACTTTCTTATGCTCTACAACAAGATCTTCTGTTGCGAGAAGTTTTGCTAGTTGTGATTTGATTTCGTATTGGATTGTCATTGGGATTTGTATCTGATATACACATTATAATAAAAAACCCTCCGTTTAGGAGGGTTCAGTGGACACTTTTTTAAGTGTCTCTATACGTTCCAATATATTTATTGTGGGAGACCATCCCAAATCACGTAACTTAGTTGTATCTGCACATAAACTATCAGGTTCATTTAAAACTTCTTTGATTGGCAATGAACCTCTTCCTAGAGCATTTGCTAGATCAAGGACAGAGGTTTCTTGACCTGTGCCAATATCAATAGGACCTGTAAAGGTGCTTGGAATTAAACAACAAATTGCTTCAGCAACATCATGAACATGTATCCAATCTCTTTTATGTGTTGTTAAATATTTTGCTGTGTTATCTACTAACATACGATAGAGCATATCTTCTCGACTATTTTCCTCTGCCCATACGTTAAAGAATCTCATACCTACACTATTCGAAGGTGCCTGTATTTCATTTACTTTTTTTGTCATTGAATATGGATTCATCCACCAAACGTGTGCTCCTGCTGAACTTGCATATAATAATCTAATATTATTTCTTCTACAATAATTAAAGATTGGTTGAGATTTAACTACATTGTTCTCCCAAAATTTATCTGGATTTTCAATACTATCTCGAAGAGCAGCAAAGGCAGCAAGATGTATAATCACATCATATCTTACAGTATCACATGCTAAGAATCTTACAAAATCTCTAATATCATTAGGAAAATCTAATCCTACAATCGTGCTATTTTCAAATTTAATTTTAAGATGATCAAAAACATAACTGCCAATAAAACCCTTATGACCTGTAATCAAAATATTCATGCTATTCCAGTCGCATAATCTAATGCTTTTTTTGCCGTAGTCATTAGTTTTACTTTATTGTAATCTTTTGCATAAGGAACTGTCAATGCAAATCCAAGTAAATCTGCTTCGGGATCATCAGGTATTCCTATGGGTTGCACGAAAAATATACCTGCATGTGCTACACATTTCCACCCTATATCCACAAAACCCAACTCTCTCAATGCACATTCTAATTTCAAAGAATCACATGCGTCTTTTAAAATCATACGGATATCCGAACTTAAAATTATTTATTCTCCTGTTGTTTCTCTAGAAACCATAGTTGAAAATCCTTTAACTTTATCAAAAGTAAGAACACTTTGGAACTTATCATTCAATTCTGTTTTATGAGAAATTACAAAAACATTTGCACCTTTAATAACATATCGAATAATTTTAAGAAACTCATCGGTACCAAATCCATCAAGTGATGAATCAAATACCTCATCCATAATTAGTAAATTTGTATTAACTGAGTTCTTAACTCTAGCAACTTCTCTCCATGTGAATAGTAAAGCCAGATCAATACGCATTTTTTCTCCCTCACTAAATGAGGAATATGAAAAATCTTCATGTATTGGTGATTTTACAGTTTCACTAAACTCTTCATCTAATGTAAAATTAATGTAGAAATCCATTAGATGTAGATACCGATTCACTTGTTGATTAATGAATGGTAGATATTTCTTAATTATCTTTGTCTTTACTCCATCATCCTTTAGAAGAGAATAAGCAAAATCATAATGATTTACCTCTTGCTTTCTTTCTAAAAGTTTTTCAGTTGTTTCTTTGAGACTTACTTTAAATGATTCTAACTTCTCATGTTCAGTATTTCTGTTCTTAAATTGTTCGGTAATTGTTTGAATTTCTGATTCAAGATCTCTGACTTGTCTTTGGTTAAGAGAGATACGAGTGTTATTTTGAGAAATGTCATTATTGAGTTTAGTAATCTCCTTCGATAGTTTAGTAAAGAGACGCTCTCTATCCTCTTCTTTTTGAATTGCGTTCTTGAGTTCTTGATAACCCGACTGCAACTCCTTTGCCTTATCTTGAGCGTCACTAATTCTATTTAAACGAAATGATTCCTCTATATCTTGACTACATGTTGGGCATACCGTATTGTCTGTAAAAAACTTATGTTCTTTTGTAATTGTTGATACTTTATTAGATATTTTTCCTTTTAAATTATTTAATTTTTTTAACTTTACATTTGCACCCATCATTTTTTTCTGTTCTTCAGTGAGATTAATAACCTCATTCTGTATCAATTCATTTGAATTTACACACTTTTCTGTATCTAGAATTAAAGCGTTAATTTTATTTTCATTATTATGAATATCATTTTTGCCCATATCTTCCAATTCTTTGATAAAATTTTTCTGCATGGTCATTTTATCTTTTACATTTTCTTTCTTTAGATCTAAAGATCTAATTTGTTCTCTTTGTTCTCTCAGTTTTTCTTTTATCAAACCATTCATTGCTGAAAATATACGAATATCAAGGAGATCCTCAATAACTTCTCTACGATTTGATCCACTTAACTGCATAAATGGTACAAAGTTACTACTACCCAAGATTACAATTTGAGTAAATGATTTATAATTAACCTTTAATATGTTTTCTTCTAGTATTTTTTGATTAGATCTATCATCTGCTTCCTTATGAAGAGCATTACCATTGACTTCAATATCAAATATGTTTGGTTTAATTCCTCTTCTTATGAGATAATCTCGATTATTAATATTAAATTTTATCTCAACCAAACAATCTCTCTCATTACTCGTATTGACTAATTGACTTTTGTTGATCTTACGAAAGGGTTTATTGAATAGAACAAAGGTAAGAGCATCCAACATGGTTGACTTTCCAGCACCATTTTTTCCTATCACCATATTTGTTTGGTGTTTTTGAAAATCTATTTCTGTCCACTGATTACCTGTAGATAGAAAATTTTTCCATTTAATTTCTTCAAATATTATCATTCTTAGGTGGTATCACAAAATCGTCTGGTGTAATTACAGCATATTTGTAATTATACATCTTACAGGTCCTTATGGCAAGCTCTCCATCAATTTCTATTACATCCATTAATTTAGGTGTGATTGGATCTTCCTCAATCATCATAGCATATCTCTCAGCATCATCTTGATTTTCAAACATAAACAATACTTTATCTCCCTGTTCGTCATGAACAGCATAAGCACCATCCATTTTTTTATCTTTTAAAGTAAGTAACCACATTACTCTACCTCACAAGCTTGTCTATAAAGATCTTGAAATATGTCTTTAATAATATTTTTGTCTAAATCAAACTCAGATTCCTCAATATAACGGTTCAGTATGGAAAGTGTATTTTCATCTTCATTAATATCAAACTCTTCACTTTCTTGAATTTCAAAATTTTCGATAATTTTTAAATCCTGAACACCTGAAGCATAAAGTTTATCAATAAATTTTTCAAATTCTTTAATCTTACTTTTTTTACGAACAATAACCTTTACAATTTTATTTTTATAAGGTGAAGTATTAAATAATTTGTAATTTGTATCATCATAATAAACATTATAATGTAATTTATATGGATTATTAATTGGAGTGTGTTCTAAAGTATCTGTGTCAAATATATGAAATCCTCTTGTATCATTTACATCATTCCAGAACATCTCATAAGGATTACCAAGATAATATATTTTTCCATCATTTGAACGAGTATGGAAATGTCCAGAATAAACTCTTTCAAACTTATCAAAGACACTTGTATCCATACCAGTTTCCATCATATGTCCACGAGTTGCTTTAAAACCATTAATTTCAAGATGACCCATTGCAACTTTACATTTTGAGTCCTCGATCATTTTCTTTGATTCTTCAAAATTTTCAGAATTTATCCAAGGTAACATTAGGATATCTAAACCACCCACCTTAATCTCGGTTGCTTTTGAATATAATGTAATATTTGAGTATGCCTTTAATAAAAGTTCTGGTGAATTTACATAATTAGTATCTTTGTAATAACAGTCATGATTACCTATTATCGAGATAAATTTGTATTTTTTAAGAGGTTCAAATACAACTCTCTTTGACCATTCTAAACTTTTTAGATCAATTGCTTTGCGACTATCAAATATATCCCCCATATGAAGCACAGTGTCTATCTGATGCTTCTCTAGAGACGGAAAGAAGACATCACGATAAAACATCTCAAAATAATTATGAAGATGGTCAGAACCCTTTCTAGCACCAAAATGAGTATCTGTTATAATTGCTACCTTCATCGATTTGATTTGTAAATAATATTATCTTTGATTGTATTATATTCAGAACTACTGCCAGCAAGTGAGCTATCATCTACAGTCATCACCTCATCATAACCAGTTTTCTCTATAATTTTTGTTTTAATATCCAATTGTTTCTTTTCCTTTTGGATTCTTCTTAAAAATGCATAGTGAATAATCTGAGTAAAGTAAGCAAAAGGATTCTTTGATTTAGCAGGATCAAAGTTATGAATATACTGTACACAATTTTCAATTCCATCTGATATCATATCATCACGGAACATATAATTTACAAAGTTAGGTTTATATGATAAGTGTGTTGC